AGTAATCATGTAACCAGTATCACCAATTTTTTCAAATGCCATTATTCTTTTTCTCCTTGTAGTTTCGAGAACTCAAAAGCAAAAGCCGAACGATCATCATCCGACATTGTATCGAAATTCATAATTTCTTGTTCACTCCAACCGTCAATATCAACAAAAACAATATTGCCAGCAAGACCATAAGTTCCACTAGCAATATCAATCCAAATTTTCATTAAGCACCCCACATCATTTCAGAACGACGTTCTTCCAATCCATCTGAATAATCACGACGATACTCTTCAACAAACTGTTGAACATCCTCAGGAAGATAAGCAGTCACAATATGACGAATTTTGCCAGAACCATCACAACGCTCACAAGCAACATCATAACGACCAGCAAAATAATCACCCAACTCTTCGTCATCCCAATCATCAACATTGATAACACCCAGACGATTTGAATGACCACCATCACCACGACAAACATTGCAAATTTCCCATTCAAAAGGAATCTGCGCTTTTGTGATTTCACCATCATTCATTGCCTCAGCAATAACTGAAGGAAGCCGTAACTCATACCGATTCACAGCCTCATCAATCATTGAGTTGATACCATCATAATCAATGTTCATTTTCATGCTTCCTTTCAGTTGATTCCGTCTGAAAACTTTTTGCGAATGTCAATCCAGAAATCTTTGATTTGCGGAACGCTTTGATTCGAAGGATGCATACGCTTTTCCATTTCACGCTGAAGAACCTTGTCCGTCCCATCAACAGAAGAATCAAAGAGATTAATTTCCTGACTGTATTCGTCAAGATAATCGCCTTTGTCAATTACACGATCAAGACGATCAGCAAGGCAATCATCACACACATAGATTTTGCCATACACTCCGTCATGACGAGAACCATAGCCAGCAGTGATATTTGCATCAACCCCATCACAAGGGTTTTCTTTCTTTTCTTTGTCACTCATTTCAGGAAACAACCCAAGCATGATCTCCTTATTGCAGACAAAACAGTTTGCTTTCATTTCACTCACAGTAAATCACTCCTTACATTCAACGATTTTAACTCTGACTTCTTCACCCAAAAATAGTTTGACTTATGCAACAAAGCCGGAGTGTATTCCTTACGAAATTCACGCTCCGACTTATCAAGTCCTACCTTTTGACATTCCTCAGACATACAATAGTCATAACCGACTTCTGCACGTTCATCAGAATATGTTTGCTCACAATAAACACATACTGCCACTGCTATTCCTTTCCACGGCCATGCCATAAATCATCAGTCATATTGACAGCATTGACAAAGAAGTCAAAACTATCAACTTTGATAATGACCTCAACATCACCATCAACAAATGTGATTGACTTTCCAACACCACCTTGCTCTGAATACTCAACAAGCATTCGTTTTCCATCAAGAATTATTTGTTTCATCAGTCACCATAGATTTCGTTCCAACATTCAGGATGAATACCTGAAAGCATTTGCTCACGACGATCAGCAGGCATTTCAGGAAACGCTTCCTGAATAAAAGCACCAGCAGAATACTTATCAAGATCATCAGATTTCACAACAACAAAACCTTCCTGACCACAATGAAAACACTTACGAGTGTAACAAACAATGTTGTCGTCACTCGTATTCTTCAACACTTCCTGAACCGCATCAACGAGTTCTTTGTCATTCATTTTGCTTTGATTAGCAACGTACATATCATTCTCCTTCGAAAATAAATTCATGATTCCAAAAGCGATAAAGATAACTAATGAAAGTATCTTCATTGAAATTTACGCGAGGATCAAGAATAGTGTTTGTAACAGCCCTAGCCATATCAGGTTTCACTTCCATAAGGCAATCATAAAGATATGCCCCATATTCTTCACTCCATTTCGTGTAATCATCACCACGAACATCAGAAACAAATGTTTCATTTACGAATGTCAAAAACTGATAAGCTTCTGTATTCATCACAATCCTTCCTGAACAACATCGTCAGTAAATGGATTATTGTATCCCGGCATATCAGACGTACCGTAAATAGAATCTGAGTAGAAAGTTTCACCATAAGCTTCTGACAAACTCATAGCATAACGAGCATTCGAAAGAAACTCTTTAACGAAACGGTCAGTCCAACCATAACGTTTTGTCAATGCTTTGATTACTTTTTCTTCGTTCACAGTTTGATCCTCACTTCCTTTTGATTACGAACAGCATTTACAGTTGCAATACGCACACCCAACAACTTTAGTTGAGCGTCAATCCTTGCGTGCTGAATACGCAAACTCTCTTCCTTTTCCTCAGCCATTTCCTCAAAGTCTTGTTCAGTCGGTTGACCATAACCACGCACATTCCAAAACTCATCTGTAAGATCAGGCTTATCCCAACTCAAAATCGGTTTCCACTTCGGTAACTTTTTCTTACCACGAACACGACCTACAACTTCACTCTCATCAATTTCTTCGAACATTGCGTCACTCATATTCATACTCCAATCAGTCACCCGGACGGTTAGCAATATTGATTGTCTCTTCCCCAATATTTGCGGTACTGTCAATGTTTGCCGCAAAGATAGCATTAGCACGATACAACTTCTTAGGCTGAGCAAGAAAGTCAGAATAAGCAGTACCGTCAGGATAAACCGCAGAAGCAATCTTGTCATTTAGCGCACGCAATACAGAAGAAAGACGCAAACGCTTACCCTGATCTGTAACTAAACCATAAATGGTGTCTGAACCAGAACAAACACTCACCACTTCCGTGACAATACCATAAGACTTACCACGAATAATAAGTTCACCACCAACGTAATCGTTAGCGATGTCAAACATTGACCTCATGATTTACCCTTTCCATTAGCTGATGAATTAGTTGACACAATGGCTTGCCATTGCTTGACCTAATATGTGACAGTATTGCTCCACAAAGAACACGCTATCAGAGAGGAAAATGCAAGGGAATGGCAAGCACTAAGTTCCGGTATTCGCAATAATGATAGGCACAGATCTGAAAGTATGATCGCAAGGAAACAGGTCAAAGAAACGATCACGGTGCCTCCCTTAACGTTAAAAAGGCCAGCCCGAACAGGCCAGCCTCTTAAGGTTAAAAACAAATTGTGGTTTTTAAGGTTAAGGACACCCCCGATTACATTATCAATATCTTTACAAATTTTAATATATATTTCGAGAGCACAAAACTGCTTTATCAGAAATACAAAATCCTAATCAGATTCAGAAACAACAATTGTTTCAAGATAATCCATCATACGACCCTCATACTTCATCCTGCCAATATGAAGCATATCAATAGAAGGATCAACCCAAACCTCACCACCAATTTTTTGCCAGTAACGACAGAAACCATAATCCTCAGACAAAAGCCTGTTAGTCTCATCATCAATATATGCATCAAAGAAATTATAGGTCCACTCTTTATCACCCTTAGACAAAGAACCAGTATCATCTGTAAACTTCAAATGAGGATAAGCATCAATCATCTTCTCAATAACCTCACGCTTAATCAACATGAAACCTGTACCAGCATCATAAATCTTCATAGCGCCATTATCAATTTCAACCTCTCCACTTCTTCCACGAACAGGATTGACAACATAACGCAAACTCTTAGACACTAACTGATCTGTTGGTACATCATTCTTAACTAACTTAGAAACCTTCTCCCAATCAATATTCTTAATAGGATAAGAACCAGTCATAATATCCTTATCGTGCCAAAGCATCTTGATAATATCCTCATAATCAAAACCAATGTCAGCATCAATGAACATAATGTGCGTGAAGTCTTTATTCGCCATAAATTTAGCAATCAGGTTGTTTCTAGCCCTCGTAATCAAAGAGTCAGACAAAGTTGAAATAGCAAACTTAAGACCGATCTCTTTAAATCCCATAGCCATCTTTATGGACGACATAAAAAAGGGTTCAGTAACTTGCTGATCATAACAAGGAACAGCAATCATCGGATACCATTCCGAAATCTGATCATGAGTAATTTCAATTTGTTGTTCAGTTCTACTAATCACAACCCGAATTATAGCAAAAAAAAACCCCGACCCTTGCGGATCGGGGAAAAAACCTTAAGGTTTTTATTATGGCATTCAGGATGCCTTGACGGTGCGCTTTGTTGAAGCCTTAACCTCAGAAGCAGAAACACCAACTTCATCGTTAGTGGTATCTTCAGAAGTAACGCTACCAGCCTTGCTAGCCTTGAAGTACAACTTGTTCTCATCCTTATCGAAACGAATGGTCACCTTGTAGTTGTGCTTTTTAGCCTGAGCACGAATTCTCTGCTGCATTGAGTTATAGGCATTACCTGACTCAATGTTATCAATACAGAAACGCTCACCCTTATCGGCTGAGTTATGAAGAGCCTCAACAATCTGCTGAAGTTCCTCAGAAACCCGACCCTGACGAGTGATCTCTGGGAAATGGTCTACCTTTGAAATGCTGAACATTATTGCTCCTATAGGTTACTCACCATTAGGTGAGGTGTCTCTCGAACGAACCCTGTGTTCATCCGATGAGTACACTCTACCTTCTCCCAAACGGAACAACGTGCATCTGACGAAAGATTTCAGAAAAAAATCTGAAGCCTCACATCAGGGGCTTTCTAATCACTCAGCGTCATCTTCATCTATTTGACCGTCCAATTCCTGAACCGCCTTGATCAGTCTATTGATCACCGTTTTCTGAGCAGTATTCTCCAAACGCAGTTGCGAATTTTCTTGATTCAAAGCCTCAATCAATTCGTTAGCATCGATGCGAGTCAATGCCTCAAGGTCTACAGATTCTCTAGCCATAATGATTCCTCTTTCCTATTGTTCATATTTTCAAACTGTCCAGTTTCTCTAGACAGAACTTGTGTATTGCCGAAATCCGGCATATCTTCGTCTTCGATATCGAAGTCTCCACTAGGATACATCAATTCGATATCAATTTCCTGATCTAAACCAATATTTTTTATGCAACCCGCAACTGCACCGGCAAGCGCATCCGCTAAGTCTTTCGAACCCGTAGAAGGGTGATCAATCTTATTGTTGCCAAACAGTTTTAGTTTCAACAACTCTTCTTCAACCAAAAGCTCATTCCAATATCCACGGATACGAGTATCATAAATAGCAGTCAATAATGTATCGTAATCAGACTTCTTTACGCTGTGGAAATCTGCATTAACACCTTGCGATCTTAATGACTGAATCATCTCAACAGACTGCCAACGGTCAAACGTAACCAAACCAACCTGAAACTTTCTACACAAATCGATAATCATCTGGCGCACAGCAGCAAAGTTAATTTCATTACCAACCGAAGCCTCCCAAGAATAAATCAAATCCATGTTAACAACAGGAAGTGTTTCTGGTCCCATAGAAGTTTGAATTTCTTTAAACCCAGCACTAGAAACCATACACAAAGCAGCACGGTCACGTTTCAAAGCAAGGTCAACATGAATGAATCGTGTCTTACCATCACTACCATTAAACCAAGGCTTAAACGTACCATCGTCCTCATTAACAGGATCATCAGAATAATGAAAAGCCTTCCTAACCAAATCAGGATCACGGAAGTATGCGTCAATCATATTAGGAGGCTCACATTCAAATCTCATCTTAGCCTCAATAGGATTACGAATATATTCAGACTCCAACTGATGACGCTCAATCGTAGGATTAACCTCCCACGTAGCAGCCTTGACAGTCCAAGTCTTAGGCTCGTCTTTCTCTTTAGCAGCATTAAAACGAGACTCAATAAAGTCACCTTTATAACGAGGGAAAGAAAGAAGAATAACTTTACCCACCTCGGGGAAACGAGACATCACAGACAACTTGCTCATGTTGTAAATAGCAGAAGCAGAACCTTTAGAACGAGTTTCACCTTTTAACTCAGCATCTGTTTTAAAAGCAGCGATCTCGTCAAGGATTACAGTCATAACTTCATAACCCTCCCA